AACACTGCTTCGATGTTATTAACGTCAAGAACTATTGCCATCTCTGGCGACATTACTGGTAATGCAACAGCGTTTGATGGAACTTCTGATATATCAATCTCTGCTAACATAACGTCAGATACTATTATCAACGCAGATATAAATTCTGCCGCTGGTATTGTAGACACTAAATTAGCAACAATATCGACTGCGGGTAAAGTACAAAATGGTGCAACAACAGCGACCGCACTTAATACAGCATCGGCGATTGTCGCAAGAGACGCAAGCGGTAACTTTACTGCAGATACAATTACGGCAACGTTAAACGGTACTGCAGGCAACGCAGATAAACTAAATAACCAAAGTGCTAGTTACTATCGGATTAATATATACGATGCAACTGGTTCATTAATTAACTAAGGTAAAACGAATAATGGCAATTCCAAATAGTAGAGATGAGTTAATTGATTATTCATTACGTGCATTGGGTTCTCCCGTAGTTGAAATCAACGTGGCAGATGAACAAGTAGAAGACCGCGTTGATGAGGCACTACAATGGTTTCGTGAAAAGCACCCAGATGGGTCACGAAGATATTACATTCAACATGAAATGACACAAACTGATATCGATAACGGTTCGGTTGACTTTGATCAACATGAACTGTTAACGATAGTTAGAATGTTTCCCATAAATTCATCTTCGGGCAGTACTTCGTTCTTCGATATGAAGTACCAAATGATGGCGAACGATGTTACGGATCTAAATAACTTTGCGGGCGAACTTGCTCATTACGAACAAATGCAACAAAACTTATCGCTATTAGATATGAAGTTGAATGGCACGCCTCAGATTACGTTTGATAGACAAGCATCTAAGGTATACTTCTATCAAACCAAGAGCGATTTTACGGTTGGCGACTTTATTGTATTTGAAGTGTACGGTGTGCGTGATGTAAATGAAGGTGCATACTACGATACAAACTCATTATGGAACCATAGTTTCTTAAAGAGTTACGCCACTGCACTAATCAAAAAGCAATGGGGCATTAATATGTCAAAGTTCGAAGGAATGCAATTACCAGGCGGTGTTACTATCAGTGGTCGTCAAATTATAGAAGATGCGAATATGGAAATTGAACAAATTATGACTAAATTTCGTGAAGAGGAAGACATTGGCGCAATGTTCTTCGTGGGGTAATAAGATATGGCAACTAATCCTTGGATAAGTCAAACAGTACGTTCTGAACAGAACTTGTATGAAGACCTCGTAATTGAGTCTCTACAGTTCTACGGTCAGGACATTTACTACCTGCCGCGCGAAGTTGTTAATGAAGACAAGATATTTCTTGATGACGTTCCTTCTCACTTTTCGGACGCATATAAGATTGAAGTTTATGTAGAAAATACCGAAGGATTTGCGGGCGAAGGTGATATGTTTGCTAAGTTTGGTATAGAGTTGCGAGACCAAGCAACATTTGTATTGGCGCGTCGACGTTGGAAGTCTCTTATTGGTGACAAATTAGACACTTATAACTTCAGACCACGCGAAGGTGATTTAATATATCTTCCATTATCCAAGTCTATATTTGAAATACACAAGGTAGAAACAGAAACTCCGTTCTACCAATTAAGTCAATTGCCTACATTCAGACTTCAATGTGAATTATTCGAATATAACGACGAAGACTTTGATACAGAGATACTTGATATAGATACTATTGAAGATACTGCGGCATATCAATATAAAATATCTATGGCATCGCCAGAAACTGCGACCGCTACTGCAACCACTACCATAGATGCAGAAGGTCGTGTTACAACAATTGACCTTAGTTACCAAGGTATGGGATATCAAACTCCACCTATTATAACTATACAAGAGAATGGTGGTTCGATAAGTAAATTCGGTAACTCGTCATTGCACAATCAACTTGGTCGAGGATATGAAGGTAATTATACAACAACTTCACCAAGTGGGTTTGTTGAATTATTTACATATATGAATGCATTCCCTAGTACTGGCACACAGCAAGCATTCTTCTTATCTGGTGGCGGTGATTCTGACGAACTTAATAATATGATGTGGGGCGTTAATGACGATGGTTATCTTTGTTATACAGAAGGTGCTTCGACGTTAAGAGTTGTTACTTCAGTACTATTTTCAACTGGTACTTGGAACCATATTATGATATCAGTTGTCGGCAAAACGTTAAGTATCTATTATAACGGGTTTCTCAAAGAAAGTCAAGATAATTCGGGTCGATCGGTAGATTATAATCTTATCGGTGATGCTGGGTATTCTATCGGTGCGGTTGCGGCACGTGCTGTTAATGGCGTTACATGGGGAGCGATGGATGGTTATATTGACGAATTTAGGATTATGCGCGGCGACTTTAATGTTCTATTGGGTAATACAGGCGAAGATAGATTAGGTTCCGAGTCTTTGGTAGTACCGTCTCAAGAGTTTGTGTCCGATTCCAATACAGAATTGTTACTTCATATGAACGCAACAACTGCTACCGCCACAACATCTATTGAAAGTGGATCTATAGATGGTATTGTTATTGATACTGCTGGTGTGTATTACAACTCTCCGCCAACTATAACGATCGAACCACCATATACGACTGCCAACTATGAACGTGGTCAAGTTATAACACAAAACCACGTCACATATTCAATGCTAGGTGAGGTTGGTCGTTGGTCGGATAGTGATAATGTATTATATCTAATGCACGTTGGCGCAGATGATGGTGAGTACCATACATTTTCAACTAACACCGCAATTGTATCTGATACAGCATCTTATGCACCTTCGTTAATAGAAGAAATACAACAGATACAAGCGAGCAGTCAAGCAAAGTATTTCGATGACTTCGAAAGCGACTTCTTAGACTTCTCGGAATCTAATCCATTCGGAGATATATCATAATGTTTGGCAATCATTTTTACCATAAACGAGTAAGAACTGCTGTATCAGTATTCGGTTCATTATTTAATGACATGTACGTACTGCGCGAAGATGCGGCAGGAGACATTATATCACAAGTAAAGTGTCCACTGTCGTATGCACCCAAACGAAGTTTCCTTGAAAGATTGAAGGCAATGACTGACGGTGAAGGCAACGAACGCATGGTGGCGGTTAAGTTACCACGTATGTCGTTCGAAGTTACATCAATGAATTATGATGCAACAAGACAGTTACCTAAGATGAATAACTTCACTAAGGCGGTTGGTGGTAGTAATACTACAAAGAAACGCTATTATACTAGTGTTCCATACGATATAGCGTTTCAACTAAATATATACGCAAAGTCTCAGGACGATGCGCTACAAATAGTCGAGCAGATAATACCATACTTCAATCCTCAATATACGGTATCAGTTAAACCATTTATTGACCAAGTTGATATTGTCGAAGATGTTCCAGTTATATTATCTGGTGTATCATTTAGTGATGATTATGAAGGTGCGGTGGGCGACCGTCGAACTATCATATATACTCTCGACTTTAATATGAAAGTGTCATTCTTCGGACCCGTCAATACTGGTTCTATTGTACGTGAAGTTAAGAATAATTTCTATATTATGCAACCAGACGGAAGCGATACTTGGGCAGAAGGTTCTGTTATAGCACCAAACCCAATTGACGTAAGTCCAGAAGACGACTATGGGTTTAATGTAACATCTTTGGATAATGAAGCATGAGTGATGATATAAACAAGAATGTCGACCAAGATTATGAATTCTCGCGCGATGTATATTACGATCTAATAGAAAAGGGGCGCGAGTCCCTCGAACTTATGATTGAAGTTGCGCGAGAATCAGAACACCCACGTGCATTCGAAGTTTTGGGTGGCATGATAAAGGGCGTGTCTGACGTTAACGGCAAGTTAATGGAACTTAATAAAAAAGATAAGGAGATACGAACTGCCCAACTACCGTCTCCATCTTCGCCAATAGGCAGCACTGTTAATAATTTATTTGTTGGTACTACATCAGAACTACAAAAGTTTGTACAAGACCAACAGAAAGCACTTCGTGATGAAAAGGTAATCGAGCAACATGAATCAGATAGCGACGATTAATCCAAAGGACTCTAGTTATCTTGGTAATGCCAACGTTAAGCGCGACGGTATTGTCCATGAGTTTACGGAATGGGAATTAAGTGAGTATATCAAGTGTTCGGGTGATCCAGAATACTTTTGTATAACATACCTTAAGGTAATAAACCTAGATACTGGTCTAGTTCCATTCAAGTTATATCCATACCAGAAAGAGATGTTCAAACACTTCGACAAGAACAGGTTCACTATTGTGCTTGCTTGTCGTCAATCAGGTAAGAGTATTTCATCAATCGGATATCTAATCTGGTTTGCATTATTCCAATCAGAAAAAACAATTGCGGTTCTGGCAAACAAAGGCGCTACTGCCCGAGAAATGCTGGCACGTGCGACATTAATGCTAGAGAATATACCATTCTTTCTTCAACCTGGATGTAAGGCGCTTAACAAAGGTTCTATTGAGTTTAGTAACAACTCTAGAATTATCGCTGCCGCTACTTCGGGATCGTCTATTCGTGGTCTTTCTGTTAACTTGGTGTTTCTTGACGAATTTGCGTTTGTTGAGAACGCGACAGAGTTCTATACATCAACATACCCAGTAGTTTCTTCGGGTAAAGATACAAAGGTAATTATAACATCCACCGCCAATGGTCTAGGTAATATATACCATAAGATATGGGAAGGTGCTATACAAAAGACCAATAACTACCAACCATTTAGAGTTGATTGGTGGGATGTCCCAGGTCGTGATGAAGCGTGGAAGAAAGAGACTGTCGCAAATACGTCTCAACTTCAGTTTGACCAAGAGTTTGGCAACACGTTCTTTGGTACTGGTAATACATTAGTTGACGCAGAAACGCTCATGGCATTGCGTTCAATAGATCCAATAGAACATCGTGAAGGTGGTTCGTTGTTAATATACGAACATCCAATACAGAATCATGATTATATTATGACAGTTGACGTATCTAAGGGTAGAGGTCAAGATTATTCGACATTCACTCTTATTGATATATCAGTCGAACCATTTAAACAGGTCGCTAGATATAAGAACAATCGGATATCTCCATTACTATTTCCTGATATTTTATTCAAGTATGGCAATCTATACAATGAAGCATATGTTGTTATAGAATCAAACGACCAAGGTACTGTTGTTTGTAATGGACTATATCACGATTTAGAATACGAGAACGTGCACGTTGAATCTGCGGTTAAATCGAATGCTATTGGTATTGAGATTACACGTAAGAGTAAGCGTTTGGGTTGTTCGGCATTTAAAGATATTATAGAAAATGGCAAACTTCACATAGTAGACCAAGACACTATCGTAGAGATATCGACCTTCGAAGCAAAAGGTCAATCATACGAAGCGTCCGATGGCAACCACGATGACTTGGTTATGAACCTTGTTATGTTTGGTTACTTTGTTTCTACACAATTCTTTGCCGATATGACTAATATAAACCTAAAAGAAATGATGTTTGCGGATAGGATGAGACAAATAGAGGATGACATTCCAGCATTTGGTCTTATTGACGACGGTTCGGAATATATAGATGAGATTGAAAGTAGAGATAATGATCCATATAACCATGGTTGGCACGACATAGGCGCAAGTACTACACCATCAGATTGGTGAAGATAACAATTCTTATAAATAAATATGTATTGAAACTAAACGTATAATGCAAAACATATAATTCGTAAACAACCAAAGGAAAACACAGTTATGGCACTATTTACACCATCTGCCTCACCTGCTGTTACAGTAAGAGAAATTGATTTATCAGGCACCGCGCCTAATGTTCAATCTACTACTGGCGCAACAGTTGGCAACTTTCGTTGGGGTGCAGTAAACGAACGTACATTAGTATCAGATGAGTCTGGTCTAATTTCTACATTCGGCACACCTAATGAAGACAACGCAGTAGATTTTTTATCTGCAGCATATTTTTTAAAGTACTCTAATTCACTATTTGTCGTTCGTGGCAATAATGGTGGTTATAATGCTCATTCCGCAGTAACAAAATTAACAGGTGATTCTGCTACAGTTGAAAATTTATCTCATTGGGAAAATCATGTAAAATCAGCAGTTGGCGAAGGTGCTTCTAAGACAAATACTGGTTCATTTGTTGCTAAATATCCAGGTTTACTTGGTAACGCAATATCTGTTGCATTTTGTCCTGCATTAGATTCAGAATCTCATTTTGATAGTTGGGATTACAAGGGCGCATTTGATGCTGCTCCTGGAACTTCTGATTTTGCTACTAAACGTGGTGGTTCACATGATGAAGTTCACGTGGTTGTTGTCGATCGTACTGGTGCTATATCAGGTACGCCAAATAGTGTACTAGAAACATTCCCGTTTGTATCTGCTGCCAAAGGCGCAATTACTGCTGACGGTTCACCTAACTATATCTCGGACGTGCTTAATAGTCAATCTGAATATATTTGGAATGGTTACTTCGGTGACGATTCTGCATTCGGTACTTCATTCCTTGCGATGGGTTCTAAATGGGGTATTGCACCTGATGTAGATTCTGCAACAGATTATTCTATCGGTTCTACCGCATGGACTAATGCAAACTCTGTTATCAAAATTGGTGGTGGTAATAACTCTGCGGATTTAGGTACTGCTGATGTTGCGATCGGATTCGATTTATTCGAAGACCCAGAAACTGTGACTGTTGATTTCCTTATTGCTCCTCAATCTACTACCGTGCTTGCCGCAACTACAATCGTAAATGATTTAGTTTCTATTGCAACTGCTCGTAAAGATTGTGTTGTTGTTGCGTCTCCAGAACGTATTGCCATTGTTGGTGCTAGTTCTGCAAACCAAGTAACAAAGTCTGTTGCCTTTGCTAAGACACTGACTAAATCATCTTACTTAGTTGTTGATAATAACTACTTCAAGGTGTTTGATAAGTATAACGACCAATATGTTAATATTCCTGCATGTGCTTCAACTGCTGGTTTAATGGCAGCAACTGATGCAAATAGAGCACCTTGGTTCTCTCCTGCTGGCAACCGTCGTGGTTTATACTTGGGTGTTACAGACATTCTTGCTAACCCTAACAAGACTCAACGAGATACCTTATATAAAGCAGGCGTTAACCCAATTGCTAATATCCCAGGTTCTGGTGTTATCTTGTTTGGTGACAAGACTATGCTTGGTCGTCCGTCTGCATTTGACCGTATTAACGTTCGTCGTCTATTCTTAGTATTAGAACGTTCAATATCTGCTGCAGCAAAAAATGTAATGTTTGAATTCAACGACGAGTTTACTCGTGCAGAATTTGTTAACATTGTAGAACCTTTACTTCGCGAAGTACAAGGTCGTCGTGGTATTACAGACTTTAGAGTTATTTGTGATGAAACAAATAATACTTCTGCAGTTGTAGACCGCAATGAATTTATTGCTTCGGTATTCATCAAACCTGCACGTTCAATTAACTATGTGACATTAAATTTTGTTGCAGTTAGAACTGGTGTTGATTTTGAAGAAGTTGTTGGAACGGTTTAAGGAGAATAAATAATGGCAATATTAGGCGTAGACGATTTTAAATCGAAGTTAGTTGGTGGCGGTGCACGTGCCAACTTGTTCAAAACTACTTTGAACTTTCCGTCATATGCAGGTGGTGATGTTGAACTAACATCATTCTTGTGTAAGGCAGCACAACTACCTGCTTCACAAATGACAGAGATTATCGTACCATTCCGTGGTCGACAATTGAAAGTCGCAGGCGACCGTACATTTGATGTATGGACTGTTACTATTATCAATGATACTGATTTTAGTATACGTAATGCCTTTGAGCAATGGATGAACGGTATGAACTCGCATAGCGAGAACAACGGATTAACTAATCCTTTGGAATATCAATCAGACCTTGCTGTTGATCAGTTAGATAAAGACGGTACTTCGTTGAAGACTTATAACTTTAGAGGTTGTTTC